CCACTATGCTCCACATAGTAAACCCGACCCTGTGGGTCACGAGTCGCCAACCACTGGTTCGGACCCACCACCACCTCGTCGTCGTCCATCATCCCCGACGACGCCAGCATCGGGAACCGAGCCACCGTCAACACCGCTGTCTGATCCGACTGACTCTGCCAGTGAGCAATGTTCATGTTCACAAGATCGAGCAACGGAGGCTTGCTCAACATGAAGCCCTCACGCTGTGCGTAAAACGTCACCAGCGGAATGTACGGCAGGTCGTAGTTGTAACTCTCGACAACCACCCAGTCCTCGCGGCCCTTGGTCCCACGCTTCTCATAAAGCTCCACAAGACCAGGCTCGTAAACCCGGATGCGATCAATCACCGCTTCCTCAAAACCATCCCGCACAATCTGCTGCTCGTGAACCCGAACGTGAGTCAATACCTCAACGCCGTCCATCACTTCTGAGTGGGCCGAAATAATGTTCTCCGGTGGAACATGCACAAGGTACGGCCTTAGCCCAGCCGACCTGTCGTCCGCCAATGTTCGTGGGCCATCTCCCATCAACGCCGGGAAGTCCACCAGCACATGACTGAAACCCTTCGCCAGCCCATCGCGGAACCAGTTCCTGCAAAACACATCGAGGTCGTTGCCCTGACGATCCACGTCCGGCAAAAGGTCCACCAACTCAGACGGCACGTCCGCGTTCACCTGCATCGGCTTGGCGAACGGACGACCTACCCAACCACCCAATGTCTGCTCCGTCGTGTTTATCAAAACGGTCCTGTTCAACCGTTCGTCATACGCAGCATTGCTCTCTCGATCATGCTGTGGCAGATACAACGTACCTGCACCTCTCATCGTCTCCGTTCCACCCAGTATCGAAGATACTTTGTCCCACAATGGAGCCATGTGGGAATACGCCGCTGATACCGTATCGGGTCCGGCCTTTTTCATTTCCAACTACCTCGACGCATACGTCTGGTTTTGAAACGGACCCGGTATCGCGCCTCGTCCGCAATGTGATCCTCGGCATCCGTATCAACGTCATCCAGATCACGATCCGACCTGGGCAATACTGGAACGGTGCGAAGAAACTGATCGCAAGTCTCAAGAATAAACAAACCCGCCTCTTCTCGCACCCCCTCTTTCGCTGGGTACGCCGCTTTCAGCCGCTCACGCATCTGCTGCCAACCCTGCTTGCGACTCCCCGAACTCTTGTCCGCAGCGTACCAGTCGATCCCCTGCTTCCGCATTTCACCCACTACACTCAAGCCCGGTTCGTAATGATCAAAGATCGAACCGTCCGCCACACCTACCTTCACACGGCCCTCGATCCCCCACTGACGCTCTCGCTCCTGTATCCCACGAGCTATCTCACTCGACAACATACGCATCCCCACGTTCGGCTCACCCGTCCAACCGTACCACTCGCCAATCCGAATCAGGTCGCCGCGAACTGGGCCGTACTTCTTACCGCCAAACTCACTCGGCTCACCATGACTCTCAGCCCACCAGCCCACACTGAACGGCCTGCTCTGGCCGTGGTCGTAACTCCGGTCAATCCGCCAGCCCTCGGGAATCAACTGCAACGGAATCCCCGGCAAGACATGCACGTTCCGATCCCACGTGTCGTCGAACATCCCGCCAGCAACAATGTCCCACGAACCATTCAACCACGCCTCAAGCTCCGCATGATTCCTCGCCGCACTCCGTATCCGAGAGATGTAGCCCGGATCGGCATACAACAAAACATGGTTCTCTTTAATGTGCCCCTTCACCGCAGCACGAGGTGGCTCGACATCGCCGTTCTTGTCCAACGAGTCCTCGATGATCTCACTCACCATCCGACCCTGACCTACCGGCAAACGCCAACGATGCTTCACCCACGAATGACCACTGTTCCCACTCAACCAAACGCAACCACCCTGACGAATGAAAAATGTCTCCGTCTCAGGAACCGATAAACAATACACCTCGCCGTCGAAATCACGGCCCACGCAATTCATCTGACGGTCATTCCCACCCCTGACATATATCTGATTCCCAGTCCGCAAATTCACCACGTTGCGATGAGACAAATGAACCTCGAAGCTACTGTTCCGCTCCGATATGTACGCCGAATGACCCAGACGAATGCCCACCTCTGCCACGTCACCAGCCAAACCCTCACTCGACGTGTAATACACGTTCCGACTGCCATCACCAAAAAATAAAGAGTCCAGCAATACCCGCAACACGTCCGTACCGCACGCCAGCAACTCCCTGGGTATCCGCTTCTCGTGACTGTAGCCAAGACGCTCGAACTCAGCGGCCCACGACGCCTCACTGATGTCATAATTATGCCCGTCGTAACTCCACAGAAAACCACAGTCGTCCAGCATCGACTCAATCAATGGCCTGCTGTCAGGCTTCTCCTGAGTTATCCGAAAACCCCTGCGATCTGACCGAACACAACCCTCCGAAATTACCCAGCCCGCTAACCGCGCGTACTGCAATGCCGTCAACTTACCCACCGGACGACGCTGACCACGAGATAACTCCGGGTCCAATGGATGAAACAACATCTCCACTCCGCGACCACTCGACGGAGTACACGTCCGGCGAACGTCCACAGAACTCGGCATGTCCTGAAAACGCTCCATACGATGCTCAACATGATCCCGATCCAATACCGGGAAACGATGGTCCTCTGTGAACTCCATGCACAGCCCACGGCCCACCCTCTTCAACATCCGACCACGCCAACGCTTCTGGACAACCTCCTCAACGCCAGCCTGTACCAACTCCCCGCCACGGCCCACGCTCCATACCCGCTCGCCCACAACAACGTCAGATATCGGAACCCAACTCCGGTCCACCGTCAATACATCGCCATACGGCACACAACCATACGGGTTCGTCGTACTCCGTACACGAATCGGTATCGAAGGATTTGCACTCCTCGCACAACTGAACATCGCTGTGTAACACTCGGGCGTGGGCCATGTCGTCAATTCCTCCCAACCTATCCACGGATAAGAATGGCCGTGATAATTCCAGTAATCGTCCGGCTGCTTGAAATGACGAAACAACAAAGTTTCACCATCAGGAAACGTCCAGTAATGCTCGCCCGCATTGTACTTCGCCCCCGGAAATATCTGTGGGAACCACTTCCTCGACTTAGCAATCACATCGCCCAACTCAGGGTACGTCCGGCGAAACAAAATGCCCCGCCAGTCTGCACCGTAACCACGGCCCACGAACTGACAGAAATCCATCAGCAACGCATCCGTCTTACCCGGACCCCTCGTTCCCTCATACAATACCTCGAACAACGGCATACGAAGAAACGCCTCCTGTGACCCACCCAGTGGAGTCCAGACTACATCCTCGTATTTCCCACTGCTGCGGTCGTATGTGACGGGACGTAGGCCGTCTTCCCGCTCTTCCCAGTAGACCTTCTTGTCCACCGGCAGAATGTCAGCCATGTACTTCCTTCCAGCCTTCCTCGTAACACTCCACCGCCAGTCGGGAAATCTCCGAAGGCTCTACGCTGTCGCCGTAGTCCTCGCACAGCGTCTCCGCAATCCCACCGGCCAGCCAGCCCACCTTACGGGTGATCTCCGTCGTGCTTCCCTGCATCTGGATGTTCCCCTCCCGGCATAGGTCCGGCTTCCTCCCCGAGTGGACTCGCACGTTTGCCCACTGCACCCCAGTCTGGGGATTCTTGAACAGGCGGACATTCACTCGGCACGGTGGACCCACTTTCAGATGGGAGTTCTCCGGCCCCTTCATTCGGTCGCTCATCAGGCTTCTCCGGTAATCGTGGGGGAGCTTCAGGCTTGATACTGCCTGGCTCATACTCCCCAGCATAAAGGTTCTTCCACTTTTTCAGACCGTCTGGACTGTTCTGCATCGGGGACGCCACCGCAAGGACACCACCGGCAACACTGATATCGAGTTGCTGCTTCTCGCGGTACTCTTCGACGTACCGCTTGGCGTGCATGATCGCCAGGCTGTCGCTGAAGACCTTCTTGTGGGCAACGACCTGATCGCGGAACTTCCCACCGATAATGGGTTCGTCTACGCCCTTGAAGGCACGTTCTTCTATCAGGCCAGTGACGTAGTCGGCGTATTCCTGCCGAGCGGCTTCCCATGCCTGGGCAAAGTCCGGGTCTTGCTCCAGGTGGGAACGAACTGTCGTCCCACTCACACCAGCAACCATTGCGGCATCCGTTAATCGCCCAGTCTTTGCAAACATATCCAGAGCCACTCCCTTGGCTCCGTCGTCGAAGGTTGCCCGCGTTAAATACTTCTTGCGGTAATCCTTCTTGCTCACAACTCCCATAGCTTCTCCGCGTCAAAGTGCCGTAATGCCTTGTTGACCCACTTCAGGCTTTCGTTCGTCACATTGTCCTTGGCCCAGTGGATGAATTCCGTCCAGACTTCGCCTTCTACGTCACCCCTGAACAGCATGTCGAGGATGACCCAGAATACCAGCTTCCTCTGCTCCTCTTCCCACTCGGGCCATTGCCCCCGGAACCACTCTGGGATCGACTTGCTGAACCCAGAAGGAACAACCGTTCTAATCCCCGCCAGCATGATCCGCTTCTCTGTTGCGTCC